ATTTTGACAAGCAGAAGATTCAATTTCTGCTTGTCAAAATGTATTGCAACATTACAGAGGAAGTCATAACTCCTTGTATTCCAAAAGAACAATCTGACCCACAATATCCATCTGACTTTTTTGGAAAAAAGCAAAAACCTCAATTAATTATCCCTCAATCTAACTGGGAAGACAAAGCATTGAGAAATGCTGTTTATTATGGAATCTTAGGCGGTGACTTGGACATTCGTCTTGCACTTCAGTATCTTTATAGAACTTTAAAGAAACTGGAAGGAGAATTGTCAGATGATTGGGAATCATTTGGTCTTAAAATAGGACGAAAAGGGGAGAAGATTAACCCCTTTTCAATGTATGATGTGACTGAAACTCAAGAACCAAATATAGATGGGAAGACAGGAAAGGAAGTGTCAGAGGAAGAAGACCAGTGGATGCCGTTTTGGATACTCTCTCATTATAGATTGGCCAAGACCCAGAATGATGCTCATAGAGTTACCCTAGCAGAGAGGCTGAATGAACAGATCTTGAGTATCAACCCAGATGCATCTGAAGTCACATCAGGGAAGTCACTGTTCCTCGGCTGGGCTCTCAATGCAAATTACTCCAAGATTGTTGCAGGGCTTGACATGTTCTTAAACAAATTCAAACAACACAGTCATTCCTTCTTGAAAATGACCACCCTACCGAGTCGGTACAGAGACTGCTCAGCTATACTCAACCTCTCTCACATATCATCTGTGACAGGACTTGACATAACTGCAGTGTTGGACTGGGTCTTTGTCGGCCAAGTGGCAAAGGAGATAAACCAGATGCTAAAACCTGGACAAGAAATTGACAAAAATGACTCATACACTCCATACCTAATGGACATGGGGTTATCTATGAAGTCTCCCTATTCTGCAACAGCTTGTCCTACCTTCCACACTTGGTGCAACATAATTTGTTGTTTGCTGCACTCTGAAAGGTCCAAAAATGCTCGCTTAATTAGTGAGAACAACATTATGAATGTCACAGCTAATGCTATGATAATGGTTTATGTGATCAGTAACAGAGTTTCCATCGTTAAGGCATACTCCAAAGAAAAACCACCAGTGAAGATGAATCCCACTCCAGCTCCTGCAGCAAAAATCACCATCAACAACAGCAATGCAGACTCATCAGATGAATCCGATGATGAGAGCATCAGCTCTGAATTTCTGGCTCGACCCAGAACCAATGATCCAGCAGACTGGTTCCAGTACTTGATCAACAATGATTGCAATGTCCCAGAGGAAATCAAAAGGTACATCAGATCAGAAGCCAGAAAGATCACCAATCCCAGACAAGGGACAATTGGCAAACATGTGCTCGAGAAAATGGCATGATCAATCAGCCACCCCAGATCAGATCCAGGTACACAGCTTATCATTTGATCAATACAAAATGAAAAAAACTAGCAGACATGGCTCCCATTCTGCCCTTCCATGTTGACCTGACTGCACATGATGCTTCTTCTGCACAACTGATCGCAGATCAAATACACTTTCTAATTGGGTTCATAAATGACTTGAACACACCTCTGAGACTGGTTGGGATAGTCAAGCAGGGTTATTGGATAAAAATATATGCTCTACCAGATCAGTTAAATAAATTTATGATGGATCTAGTGAATCCTCTAATATTTGGTCCTAACTCAGGATTGATATAAAGAAAAAAACTAGCAGCAATCATGGAGAAATTCAATGCTGGCTCCGTCAAGGACCACTACAACTTCTCTGAGTTGCATGCAACATTAGATGCTGGACTAGCAGCAGAGACAGATTCACTTGATCTGGAAAATTCAAAAGCATCAAATGAGAAAACGTCAGGGAAATCTTATTTGACTGAGCTGCAAGAGGAAGAAGTGAAGAAAGCAACTCAAACAATGCAAGATAGAGGAGACTGGACTGATGATTTATACAAATATTCCCCTGTAGAAGAAGAAGCCTCAGAAGAAATATTGTCTCTTGAAAGAACATCAATCAAAACAGATTACTTATATCCTGATCAAGAAGCTCAACTGGCAGGTGATCTTCTAAAGTTAGTTGAGTGGATAAATTTCCAGTGCAATTCTAATTTTCAACTGAAGCCCAGAGTGAACAAAGAGATTATAATTTACATCAATCAAGCTGCAGCAGCATCCACCAAAGGCAATAAAAAGCATCGTGATACTGATCAGGCAAGAGACCAGGAGGCACTCCCAGAAGCATCAGACCCAAACCACACTCAGAAAGCAAGAGAGACAAAAGTGCACAGCAAAGAAAAGCAGAACAGGATCTTATGGAATGCTCTCAAGGAGGGATTTCCAGTATTTGATAAAAGAGGAAGGAGGACTAAACTCACTGCAAAGGGACTTGGAATACCGAAACAGAGCATAATAAAATTTGAGGAGATGTTTGGACCTAATCTGAAAAGCCTACTGAAGCATTACTGTCTATATTCACAAATAAAGAAAAAGGGCTTCATCATTCCAGAATCTCTCTAAGAAAATGGATTTCAAAGGTGATCATATTATGAAAAAAACTAGCAGAACTACTATCTGCAAAGATGTCTTTGGTGTCATATTTCAAAAAGAAAAAGGAAAAAAGAAGGAATTTGATCCCATTACCAAGTGCACCAAACTATGATTTGGCAACAACTCTCTCTTCAGATCAAACCAGCTGGGTATATGGTATAGAAAACATAGGAGGAGATTTTGGCGAAGATGATGACTCTCTACTACCTGAATATTCAGCTGATAATTCTGAAGAAGTCGAGAAGGTCACCTGGAAAATAGAATCATCTTTGACTGTTGATTCGAATAAAAAGATTCAGACATTGAATGAGATGATGTACATACTGGAAGAGTTTGTTGACCATTATGAGGGCTCAATAAAATTCAAACCATTCGTCGACGTAATGGTTTGCATCTTGGGCACCCATATGAAGAATACAGATTCGGGATCTGGAACCATATTTGGGTACAAATCAGAGTTAAATGAACCAATATTGTTCTCTATAATCAAAAAATTGAATCCTCATAAAAGGGACTATAAATTCCAGAAACAATATGAGACTCATAGACTTGGAGGGCGTCAGATTATAGAGCTGAAAGTTAAATTTGATCAAACTAAGCGCAGAGGAATCCCATTCGAACAAGTGTATTATGCTCCTATGGCTAATTCTCTCAAGCCCCCTTCTCTGGAGCCTCTTTTAGATAGATATGATCATCACATTAGAAGAGATGAAATAGGCTCTCCAACTTTGATTGATTAAGTAAGACCACTCATGACTGGCAAAATAAGAAATAAAAATATTCACAATGAAACTATTTGTTCTTGCTATCGTTTGCTTGGGGCTGAGATCACGAGTAATTAATTGCCAGGATAAACAGAGGTATGTTATCACCAACAAAGGATGGTTATACGACACTGTGGACAATTGGTACTTAGAACCGTATCGTCCTTTTGGACCTCCAAAGACAATTGAGAGACAAATAGAAGAAAAACTAAATTTGACAAAAGGTAATATTCCAAATAAAGGGAGTTATCCATCAGAATCGAAAATGTACATGTATAATTGGCCATTTGGACCATATTTGTGGCATGAGCTAACACCGGATTCAAACATTGGATGCCCCAAGTTCAAGTCTAACCAGGGTGAACTCAACAATATTAATACGAAAATCACAGTGAAAAGACCTAGTCATCCAGATGGATTGTTTGTCAAAGGATACATCTGTGAAGGGTTAGAGTGGGTGTTAACTTGCTCTGAGACATGGTACTGGTCTGTGAGCTTTACTAAGCAGATAAAATCATTTACCCCCACTTTAGATGAATGCCAGTATTCCGTAAAGGCCTATGAATCGGGTGAGCCTATAACACCTTACTTCCCAGAACCTTTGTGCTTTTGGAATGCAGATCATACGGAGTCTATAAAGTTTACAATCACAACCCAACACAGTACTCTGTTTGATCCTTACAGAGGAATGTTAGATGATCACACAATGGTTGTGAACACCTGTCCCTACAACTCCACTTATTGTAAATTAAAAGATGTAAACAAAATTTGGGTTCGAGATGACAATGATAAATATCGGACCCACGAAATATGTAAGATAGACACGTGGGAAGAATTTGACGCCAATGTCTACTTTCTAGATCTCCCAGATAATGCCAACAGTTTAGATGCAAACTGGAAAAACCACTTATTGATTGAAGGGGAAGGTATTGGGAAGAAGGATCTCAGCAGAGCATGTAGAATGTTTTTCTGTGGGATACCCGGTATCCGTTTCCCAGACAGAGAATGGTGGTCTATAAAAATAGATGGGCATAACAATGAAGTTGAATACCAAAACCTAGACATGATTCCAGAGTGTACTAATAATCAAACCATTGGCCTAAGCCATCCTCACTTCAAAGACTCAGAAGAAAAAATCGAAGTCCTAGACATCATTAAGACGGTGAGATGTGCTGAGACTCTTAGTAAAATTTACGCTAGTTTTCAAATTAGCCCTTTTGATTTGTCAGCATTGGCCCAAGAACATCCAGGTATTGGATTAGTGTTTTCCTTAAGGAAACAAGACAATGGGAGGTCACCCAAAATTTATTGGTCATACGCAAATTACAAACTGATAGAGGTCAGCTTAGATCAAAACAGCGAATTCGATACTAGCGTATTAGGATTAAAACAAAATAGGACCAACTTATTTGTTGACAGCCGCCTGAATGAACATCAGAATGAAACAATGCCCATAACCACTAGTCCCAAGAGAGAAGGATCTTTAATTGGGTGGTATCACAACCAAGAAGTGTGGTCAAATGAATGGTATGCTGGATCTGTGGCAGGTTTACATGAGGTTGGTTTAAATGGCATAGTGCGAGAAAGCTTAGGAGATTCCAAGCAATGTGTAAAGAATGGAGCCACCCTGAACTGCTCAAACAAGCCCAGCTCTATTACCAAGTACAAAATCATATTTCCTTCTGCTGCTTATAAAATGGGATTAGTCACATCAATGATCACAAAGGGGATCCCAATTTCAAATATATTAAGACCAACCGATATGACACAGAAAGAATTTGACTTAGAAAATCCCAATGACATAGTCAGAGAAACAGATTCTATCAATAGAGTAGATATTGTAAACTCTACAAAACATTGGTGGAATGGAATCACTCATTCTTTCTCTTTTGGATTCAAATCATTACTTGCTTGGGTAACAACGGTCATTCATATATCTATAATAGTTGTTTGTATTCTAATTATTGTAAAACTGTACAAGACTTGCAAAAGAAATCAAAGTCAGGCTACCCACGCGACAAAAAGGACAGGTAAAATGTTAGACACCATAATAGGTGAGGATCATTTATACGACACTGTGAAAACTCCCAGCAGGAATGAAGACATCCGTTTAAATCTCTTTAACCATTGAGATGGAAAGGGGAGTCTTTGATCCTTTGGTTAATTGGCTATCTCAAGCATCAAATAATGTGAAATTTTACTTTTGGGTGATATGGCTTTTGATGTTAACTCTAGGCTTCTTATTTGTGTTAAGCAAGGCAATTGACTTAATTAGCTCTATTATTTTATATGCTACTCAATTCTACAAGGCTTTCCAAATTTCATTGAGATGGATAACAAAAAAATGCAAGAACTGTAAAACCAACAACAATCAAATCTCTAATAAAAGAGGGTTGAGATCAGCAGTGGCCTTAGTGTAAAAAACAGAGTGATTTTTGAGTCATTATGTTGGTAATTTTCTTTATCATGAAAAAAACTAGCAGGAATCATGGATTCCTTTTTTGTTGAAGATGATGTCTCAGACGAAATTATACAATTAGATGATGACTCATGTTTTTACAATGTTGATCTAGAGGTAGAAGAGCAAACTGGGTCTGAACTGCTTAATAATAACGATTACAATCTGAATTCTCCTTTAATCTATGATGATTATGAGTTTTTATGGGAAATAATTCTCCTCAATGCAAATCCCCCTATTCATGATAGTAAGCTGCCAGAGGTGAACTTGATTAAAGACTCTTTAAGAATATTCTTCCCCAGCTTTGAGGGACTGAGGAGTGACATAGAATCACCTCACAATTTTCTCTTCTCCTGGCTCATCACATGTGATCTAAATGAATTTTCTGGAATATTCTCAAAGATAGTTCTTAAAGCTGCTAATGATGCTAATCAGACAAAATCGATATTAGAGGATTTCTTTGGTTGTCAATTTCCTTGTAATATTCAAGTTCTAGAAAAGATGCCAAGATACGCCTGGAAATTAGGGGAGGCTTTTTGGATCTTCCACAACATAATTTTATACATGAACGCTTCAACAGATTTTGAACGAGATGAGTTGAAGTCCAAATATGGAATCAAACCAATGATTAGTCCAGATAAAAAAGTAAAATTTGGAACAATCAATGATCCAAGATTTGGAGAGATATTAGTGACAAAGAATTTCTGTACCTTTTTGATGAAAGGAGTAGTCATTCCAAAAAATACTATACTAATGTTTAAAGATATTTTGATATCTAGATTCCAAACTATATTGTCTTTGTCTGGAGAAATAGACAAACCCTATAACGAAAATCAACTGATGAAACTAATCACTCTCTACAATCTCGGGGATCAAATCATACTACAAAACGGAAACAAGGGTTATGATCTAATTAAAATGATAGAGCCACTTTGCAATCTTAGATTGGCAGAACTAGCTCGTGAATTCCGGCCAAAAATTCCAGAATTTCCTGAATATCGAGAGTTTATAAATGCCTCAATAAAAGAATTTGAGGAAGTGGGCATCAGGTGTGCAGCTCAATTTAAAGAACTTGTATTAAGTGCAGATAATTTAGAACTCACTCTAGTATTTTATAGCATATTTAGGCACTGGGGACATCCTGTGATAGAGTACACAGAGGGTCTAAACAAACTATATGAACAAGTCACAATGACAAAGAGAATCGATGAAGACTATGCTCAAGCATTGGCATCTGATCTCGCTTTTAAAGTACTTCGGAAGAAATTTTTTGAAGACAAAATATGGTATGTGGATAAAGAGAAGTTGAGTAAACACCATCCATTGAGAAAATACATATTGAATAACACATGGCCAAACAAACAGACTATATTGGAATTTGGAGATAGGTGGCATCTATTACCTCTCATTCAATGCTTTGAGATTCCGGATTTCATTGATCCTGCCAATATATACTCAGACAAGGCTCATTCCTTGAACAAGCAAGAACTATTAGACTGGTTAAGCAAAAATCGAAAAGGACCTATAAAAACAAAGAGAGTCCTAACAACAATGTTAAACACTCCGGCCACTAATTGGAAAGAGTTCTTTGAAGAAGTGGATCAAAATGGATTATCTGATGAAGATCTCTTGATTGGATTAAAGGCCAAAGAAAGAGAACTGAAAAGGAAAGGTAGATTTTTTTCTCTAATGACTTGGAGATTGAGAGAATACTTTGTTGCAACTGAATTCCTGATTAAAAAACATTTTGTCCCTCTATTTGAGGGACTAACTATGGCAGATGATTTGATCACAGTTGTGAAAAAAATGATTCGAAACTCAAATGGACAAGGATTAAATGATTACAGTAGAATAACTATAGCAAATCATATTGATTATGAAAAGTGGAATAATCATCAAAGAAAGGAATCAAATAAATATGTTTTTAAAGTTATGGGGCAATTCTTAGGTTATCCTAATTTAATTGTCAGAACCCATGAGTTTTTTGAAAAAAGTGTCATATACTACGCTGGGCGAGCAGACTGGATAGGAGTAAAGAGAAATGAGTTTATAAATTTAACAGAACATAGATCATTTTGGAATGGACAAAAAGGAGGACTAGAGGGATTAAGGCAAAAAGGGTGGTCCACTTTGAATTACTTAGTTATTGAGAGAGAAAGCAATTTGAGAAATACAGATGTCAAAGTCTTAGCACAAGGAGATAATCAAACTATCACTACAAACTATGTGTTGAGAACTTATAGAACAGATCAAGAGCTTCAAAGCCACATAGAAGACATCTGCCAAAATAATAATATAATACTACAGGAAATTATAAAAGGAACAGGAAAATTGGGTCTTATCATAAATAAAAATGAAACAGTCCAGAGTGCAGATTATATGAACTATGGGAAAGTTCCCATTTTTCGGGGAATAATCCAAGGATTGAACCCCAAAAGATGGTCCAGAGCAAACTTTGTAACTAACGACCAACTACCAACTTTTTCCAACGTTTTATCATCTATCTCTACAAACAGCCTGACTGTTGCCCATTATTCTCCTAGACCTAAGACAGCTGTATATTTATATAATCTCGTCGGGAATTTAGGGATTGATGTACTAATGTATCACAATCCAGCCTTGAGATGTGACCCTGTTAAAGTGATCAAAGATCAAAAATATTTATTGTCATCAGAATTTAAGATATTGGCCTTATACTTAGACCCCTCGCTTGGGGGAATATCTGGAACTTCTCTCAATAGATTTATGATTAGAAACTTTCCAGATCCTTTAACTGAGAGTTTATCTTTTTGGAAAAAGATTTATGAAAATACATCCAATGATATTGTAAAACAATTGGCTGTAACAATTGGATATCCAGATTTAAATAAGTTTGAAACTAAAGACATTGAAAAACTCATAGAAGATCCCACTGGCTTAAATTTGAGACATGGGATCAACGTTACAAGCATCATTAGAGAAGAAATTAAGAAGAACTTGATAAAACAATCAAAATGGATAAAAAATGAAATAATGAGATTTGCCACCACATATGCAAGTACAGAAACAGACAGGACTCTTAGATGGCTAACTTCTATAAGACCCATATTCCCACGATTTTTATCTGAAATGTTCAATGCTACATTTCTCGGAGCGGTCAAATCTACAGTTGGGCTCTTTTCAAACTCCAGGACTATTCGAAACTTGTATAAAAAGGAATACAGAAAGAAAATAGACAGTCTCATAATTAAAAGTGAAGAAATCTCAATAGTTGCATTGATTAATATTATAAAGTCAAGTAAAAAAAATACAAAAAAATTATGGGAATGCAGTTCTGAGCTAGCTGATCAATTAAGAAAGAGATCTTGGGGCAACGAAATTGTTGGGATGACTGTCCCTCATCCCTCAGAGATCTTATCTTCTCCTGAGGCTCAATCTGACTGCCATATAAATGCTAAAAAAAGAGAAAACCAGTCTTTTGGGTCATCTTATGTCACAGTCTTGCTGCCACATGGACTGCCTACAGGCAAAGAAAGAGGTCCATTTGATCCTTACTTAGGATCAAATACTTCTGAAGGAACTTCTTTGCTAACACCATGGGAAAAAGAAACAAAAATTCCATTGCTGAGGAGAGCAGCCAAAATGAGAGATTGCATCAGTTGGTTTGTAGAACCAGGATCGAATCTATCTAACAGCATATTAAATAATTTGAATGCATTAACAAATTTAGACTGGTCCAATATGGTTAGAGGTTATAAGAGAACTGGGAGTGCAATACACAGATTCTCTTCTTCAAGAGTGAGCTCTGGTGGTTTCGCTGCTTGTAGTCCAGAGTTGTTGACATGGATGGTTACGACCACTGACTCTCTCTTAGGCTTAAATGATCAAAACTATGATTTTATGTTTCAATCGTTAATTCTCTGGTCTCAAATGTGCCTTGTCCTTGACAATCAAGAAAAACGGGCTAGTATATATCATTTCCATATAGACTGTTCGAAGTGCATTAGAGAGATAGAAGATGTAATATTGGAGGCCCCATTCGAGTTAAGATTTAAAAATGTAGGAACAATCATTGACAAATGGGTGCCAGGGGGTATTAATCAATCTATTCACGATCAACATATTGAGAATCTTCCGACTGGTAGATGGGAACTTTTGACAGACAGAGATAAAAGCTTTCATATAGGAGTTGGAATTGGTTTTTTATTCACAGACATGTCGTTAAGTGGGAATCATCATTCTGAAGATAGTTCTCTATTTCCAGTCAGCTTAAGAGAAAGATTGATCCCAGATACTTTTTTTGAGGGATTGTTGATAGGATTGCTTAGAGGATCTAGTTTGCAGCTAACACATAGAAGGAACATTCTAAAAGGAAAAAAAATCTCTCATGCACTCCTTGGCACTTGTAATTATGCAATTGAATTGTTAACAAAGAATCCAGTCTTCCTTTATTTTGCGATGGGGAAAACCTTATTTGATGAAGTTTCTAGAATTCCTCACAGAATTCCTCCCTCCTATCCTGTATCTTTGTCGGATGGAGGGTCTATAATTAGGAGTTATCTCAGAGGAAGATTATTTGAATTTAGAACATTCCCTAGCCAACAGAGAGACAAAGAGATATGGATATTTTCTGATATCCAGTACCCGAAATTAATGAGTGCCTTTATATTGAGTTATGTTTCGTTGAAAGTACTGATGAAATGTGTTGCACAGAAAGAGTTCCCAACTCTAATCAAAGAGTTGCAGGCACTCTATATTGAAAGTGTGACAGAGAACTCACGACCAGTTCACAAGGTTCTCAAACAAGACGACTGTCAACCCTACTTGTGCAACAGCGAGATCAGACATGCAGCCAAATATATAGAAAACAAAACAAGTACCATTGTTACTCAAACTCTGGTGTTCAAAGAAGAAGCATACGGGAAAATAAATTCATTTATAGCAACCTGGTCTCAAGAAGAGTCAAAAGAATCAAATCTTGAAATTCCTAAATTGCAAAACCCTCTGATCTCATCAATGAGGACCTTCCAGTTTGCCACAGGGGCCCATTATAAGTTGCGATCTATAATTAGAGGGTTGCAAATAAAATTTAAAGATTTCATCTGCGGAGGAGACGGTTCAGGAGGGATGACATCTTGTTTATTAAGATTAAGTCCATTTTCAAGAGGAATATTTAATAGTTTATTGGAAATAGAGAGCTTTGGGTTGAAAGGAATTAAACCCCCACCTCCTTCAGCAATTCAAGAAGTGAACTCAATAAGACAGAGATGTGTAAATTGTGATTCTTGTTGGGAAGAACCATCTGATTTATCTTCTGATAACACATGGCGAAATTTTATTTCACTCAAAAAGGAACATCAGCTTGATATCAACTTAATGGTTTTTGATATGGAGGTCAGATCACCTGAGATGTCCAAAAAAATTGAAGTTCTATTGTTAAAAAATATTCCTCACCTGATGCAGAAAAAAGGCATTATAATCTATAAGACATACACTAGTAGGATTTTGAAAAAACAGAATGTGATTATAAATCAAGGGGGGGAAATATTTGATGATGTAATTTTAACTTGCACTGAGATGTCTTCTTCAATGACTTCTGAGGTTTATCTAGTTTGTTTTTATGATCCAAATTCCCCTCAGAAAAAAGAGTTGTTTTTTGACATTAAAGCGTTTGAGTTATGGGCTCAAAAAAATGTCCCAGTTTTCCAAACATTGGAGCAAGAATTTGATAGAGCAATCTCATTGAAAAATGTCGATTTTGAAATGGGGGTTCCATTGGAGCTATTTCCAGATTCCAGATCAGATTTGACTGGAATATTAGTATCTCTAGGATTAGAAGGAGGATACGCGATGCATTTGTTAAGAGAGCTACACCATTACCAAAAGAGGAACGGACCGACATACATTTGGGCTTTAACTTCACTGCTCGCTAATTCTATATTAGATCTTAGTAAATTGTCTATTGAGGCAAAATCATTTCCTTCTGATGGAGATTGTATCAAATTGGTCTCTTGGCTCTCAGGTGTTCTCAATTGGTTTTCACTGTGTACAGAAGAAATACAGAGTCATAAAACAATTCATTATTTGATCAGAGAAGGTTTCATTATCGAAAAGTTAGAAGGGGCATATCAATTAAAATTTAACATTTGGACAATTCGAGATCTTAAGCAATTGCCTTGTGATTTTAAGATGATACAAAAAAGGAAAAATAAACGGCTTTACCTGGATAGTGAACTTAATACAATTGGTGCCATTACAAGGAACCTAATTAGGTTATTTGGCTTTCAAAATGAAACAATCTCCTCTAAGCTCTTTGATTATATAACCACAAATTACAACAAAAATATAAATTGGAAATCATTTGGGTGCCAATTGAATATACTTAATTGGTCTTTTTGAAAAAAACTAGAAGTTTTGCTTCTTTGTTTTTT